TTGGGTGAAATTTTCCACGGGCAGGGTTCTCCTTTTTTATTAGTCCATTTACATTTTGGTATTATTTTTTTGATTTTTTTTGGTTTTTTAATTTTAACCATGCTATTGTCTTTTTTATCTTGAGAAAACATATTATAATAAATTAAAACATGTTTTTTTTAAATCAATTTTATTTGAATGTGTTGTATAACGTTTTTGATGTATTGTGTGGTATGGCAACTTAATTTGAATATGCAAGTCCCCCCATGCCACTCATAACACGTAATACATTATAATTCGTAGCATAAACACGAACCTTGGCGGTGTTGGCACTACCGATGGCAGCAGCAGACACGACCAATTGAAGGGTTGCGTTGTCAATTCTACTGAAATTACAGGTTCCAGATGGCTGGTGTTCTTCTGGGCGAAGTGCAAATGAATAAACGTTAATTCCGGTGTCTGGGGTTCTGGTGTGATGTTGGAATGGTTGGACCAAATCGAAGTAAGTACCTTCACGTTCAGAGAAGCGATCTTGACCGTTCAATTGAAGTTTGGCAGTTACAACTGGATTTTCACCCCAACAGTGCATGCGTAAGGAAGTTTCAGCAAGAACGAACGCACCTGCATCAGAAACACCGTTGGTTGAACCTGCTTGTCCCAAATTACCAGAAAGTTCATTCTCCATAACGGCATTATTATCTGCGGCACTTGGAGAGTTGGCATTAGGGTCGTTGAAAAGACCGTTAGCATTGATAACAGAGGTGTTACCTGCGTTACCACCGTCGTTCAATTGAGTGCTGGAACTGAAAGCACGAATGGAGTTTGGAAGAGCATCAATCGCATCAGTGTAGTTAAATGGCTGAGCACCCAAGGCCATGTTAAGAACTTTAGTTTCGACGAAACTATCACAATAACTTACGTTATCGTCAGGTTGGACAACCCAGATTAATTCTTTACAAGGGTGATTGAAGTTCAACTTAATTTTGTTGGAAGAGGATCCGATGGATTCATCACCAGTGAATTGAAGTTGTTCAATCAAATATTCGTGTGGGTTTTGTGCCATACGTCTACGTTCATCAGTATCAAGGAAGATGTAATCAACATACAATGAAGCAGCAACTAAAGATTTGGAGTAAGCAGCAGTTGCTTTAACATTTTTACCTGGAGCAGCAGAGATACCAACTTGGCTAACTGCGAACAAGCATTCATCCATAGGACGGATTTCGATGTTAATTTTAACTTCGTGGTATTGTAACGCGATCAAAGGCAAAGCAAGACCGGGGTTTCTGCAGAACCAGAATTGAAGAGGAACATAAAGAGTAGTTTCTGGAAGTGCGTTTCTTGGAGCACATACGGCTTCAGGAACAGCTGCGGCACCACAAGCAGTGGCAACATCAGCGAAAGTTGGATCAGTCAAGAAGGTAAGTTGCGTGGTGTTACCGATCATTTTGTTGTAACCATCTTCTTGTTCAGAAGTAAGAGTCAATTGATTCCAGATGTGCATGAAATCACCATATTGACGGTCAATTCTTTGACCACCAATTTCTACTTCTACCATAGAGATAAGTTGTTCGCCTGGGCAATCCAACCATCTGGCATAAACACTACCAGCCGCGTTATCGTCTTGGTTGATTTCAGGAAGAGTAACTTGTAAATAAGTTCTGTATGCTAAGTCGCCATTTCTGCTGACCGTGCATTGAACACGACGACCAAAGTCGGCTTGTCCGTTAAAGGTTTGTTCAATAGATTCCATTGCGAAGTTCGTGTGTCGTCTGTAAGTCACTTTCCAAAAAGTGATTTGAGGATTACCTGTAAGATACACATCTTGTGCACCGTAAGCTACTAGTTGCATTAAACCGCCACCCATTTTATAATATTGCTAAAGAAAAAAAAATTTTGCTAATTAAATTAATTAATTAATTAATTAATTTAAAAAGAAGGATTATTCAATGGAAGACATATCAAAATTGTCCTGCACAAATCGTGTTAAATAGTCATCAAGATACACTTCCTTTTTACCTTCATGGTTTTTTTTAAAAATATATAATTCTTTTTTTTTGGTAACGCTCCATCCATCTTCTAAAGCGTTATAAATAAAATTCATTTTTCTAAATTTGAGTTTATCAATCGTAATATTGTTATTGTATATTGATTCATCAATTTTGATATCACTCATTTATTTTAAATAAGAAAATTAATAATTAAAAATAACATAAACATATGTATATTAATGCCTAATTTCAAACCCAAGGCAAGCAAAAAAATTATAGTTAATAAAAAATCTATTGTTACTTTAGATAGTAAGCACAATGAAAAAATGGCGGAATTTTTAGATATAAGCAATAACATATTGCCAAAATTAAGAAAGGAAAAACGGAATTTGAAAAAACAAATTAAAAAAAAAACAGATGTTGGAGAAAAATTAGAGATAAAAGATAGAATAATAGAAATTAAAAAAAAAATGAAAAAATTAAAGAGGAAAAAAAAAGAATATTTATTAGAGAATTCGGATTATATTTTTGAATATTTTGAAAGAAAAAAAAATATTTCTGAAGGAAAATCAAAAAAAACAATTGTATTAAATAATTTTTTTAATAAACCAAGTAATAATAAGGATAAATCAGACAAAAAAAACACAACAAACATTAATAAATATTTAACAAATATTGATGAAAGCTTTATAGATATAAATAATTATGTAATAGACTATGAAAAATGTAAAAATTGTAATGGAGAATTAGTACCTGTGGAAACAGAAGGTTTAATAATATGTAATAAATGTGGCCAACATTTACAATATTTGATAGAACATGAAAAACCTTCTTATAAAGAACCTCCTAAAGAAGTGTGTTTTTATGCTTATAAAAGAATTAATCATTTTCGTGAAATATTGGCACAATTTCAAGCAAAAGAAACAACACAAATACCAAAAGAAGTATTAGATAATATTAAATTGCAAATTAAAAAAGAAAGGATTTCTTTAAATCAGATAACGAATAAGAAAGCAAAAGACATATTAAAAAAATTAGGTTATAATAAATATTATGAACATATACCATTTATAAAAGATAAATTGGGAATTAAACCTCCTGTTATGAGTCCAGAATTAGAAGACACATTATGTAATCTATTTATGGAAATACAAAAACCTTATTCAAATCATTGTCCTGATGATAGAGTTAATTTTTTAAATTATTATTATGTTTTATATAAAATGTGTGAATTACTTGGGGAAAATATATTTTTACCGTATTTTCCAATGTTGAAAGATCCCGTGAAGCGAATAGAGCAAGACGAAATTTGGAAAAAAATTTGTAAAGAACTCAATTGGGAATTTATACCAACTATATAGAATTTAATTGTTCCCTTCTATTTATCATAGGATACAGTTCTTCATCCAGGTTATAACGCAATAGCGAAACAAATCCGGCAGTAGCAAAAATAAAACAATGCCAGAGGCTATGAAATTTTATATACGTTCCCCCCGAAACATCCCATTCATTACTAGCGATAAGAAACATTATCATAGCAGTAATACCAGAAGAAACTGTTAAAAAAGAAAGACATTTAAATTTTAAGAAATATCTCCATATTGTTTTCCATTTTAATACGCATACCACAAGAGAACATAAAAATAAATACCACGCATTTAAAAGATGGGCTAAGTCTGACCACAAATTAATTATTAAAACAACATTTTCAACAGCGAAAGAAGCAATATAGAATTGCGGTGGTCTTACTCTCAACCCATATAAAACGGATGTAAAAATTAAGGAAGACGAAGCATATGCATCCAATAAAGACCATTTTTCATGATCATTATCCGTAGTAATCGCATTATGCCCCAAATCATTATGTTGGTGATATAATAATGAAAAAGTAACCAAATATAGAAATTTAATTAACAAAAAAATAGAAGCGGGGTCTTTTCTTCTTTTCCAAGACCATAAAAATATACCCATGGGAAATAAAGCAAATAAATGTGTACTTAATAACCAATATGCCATTATTTTTATTAACAAAATTTCTTTATTATATTTTGTTAATATATATGCATCAAACAGTATTAATAGGAATGATAACATTCGTGGTTTTTTTTGTGGAAGCAATGTTACATTATAATATAGGTATTAATTCAGGATACAAAAGATTTATTATAAAATTTCCTGGAGGTAAAGATTTTTTCCGTATAGTTGTCGTCCTCGGATTTTTCAGTTTTATGAACGGTGCTATTGTTTCTTATAGTAATCAAGCGTTAAATCATTAATTTAAATTGAGTAAGTATTTTACGTAATCAATTTAAAAATGCATTATAATAATAAATATATGCATTCATTGTGGTATTTATTTATAAATTTATCTATGATTTATATGTCTTACCCTATTGTTGGTTACTATTTATTTATAAAATACGATAAATTTCAACAATATGATAGAAAAAGAAAAAACTACATAATTAAAAATTTTATAAAATCATACATTTTAAAATACATAAGTATAGCAACCATACCTATTATACCTCTTTTTATATTTAATATAGGTCATTTTACAAAATGTATACATTTTTTAGGA